TGGCTGGTGCCATCGTGGAGCAGATCCCGGATCTGGTCTCTGCCATCGTGCCTGCCGTGCTTTCTGCCGGCAAGAGTATCATGGAGCAGCTCCGTGACGTCGTGCAGAACTTTGACTTTGTGGCTGCTGCCGAGACAATCGTCGAAGGCATCACGGACTTCATCAGCAGCGACGGCCTGGGCTCTTTCCTGGGCTGCCTGGTGGATATTTTCACCGGTATCGTCAACGGCATCAGCTCCATGCTGCCGACATTACTGCCGGCCCTCGTCGAGCTGATCGCCTACACCGTGACCACACTGATCGACCAGCTGCCGGCGATCCTGGACTGCGCTCTCCAGCTGATCATGGGCCTGGCGGACGGCATCCTTGCGGCGCTTCCCGTGCTGATCGACGCCCTGCCGGAGATCATCAGCGCCATCGTGCAGTTCCTGATCTCGGCGGTGCCTCAGATCATTGACGCCGGCATCGAGCTCCTGCTCGCTCTGGTGGACGCGCTGCCTGTTATCATCGACGCGCTGATCGACGCGCTGCCTCAGATCATCGAGGCCGTCGTGATGGCTCTGATCGCCGCAGCGCCGCAGATTGTGGAGGCAGGCATCAAGCTCCTGGGAGCTCTGATCGAGGCCATCCCGGTCATCGTGGTCGAGCTGGCGAAGGCCGTGCCGGACATCGTCGCGGCCATCATCGACGTATTGGCTGAGCTGCCCGGTCTGATCTGGGAGGTGCTCACTGAGATCGTCGGCGATCTCCAGGAATGGGGCGCCGACATGGGCGCCAAAGCCCAGAAGGCCATCACAGACCTCTGCACAAAGGTCTCCAATGTGCTGAGGCAGCTGCCAGGGCAGATCTGGACGCATCTGGTCAACGCTGTCACCCGAGTGGTGCAGTGGGGGCAGCAGATGCTCAGCAACGCCTCGACAGCCATGAGCAATATGCTCAGCAAGGTCAACAGCATCATCCAGCAGCTGCCCGGAAAGATCTGGACGCATCTGGTGAACGCCGTGACCAAGGTGGTGCAGTGGGGCCAGCAGATGCTCAGCAACGCCTCCACGGCCATGAGCAATATGCTCAGCAAGGTCAACAGCATCATCCAGGAGCTCCCTGGCAAGGTCTGGACGCACCTGGTCAACACCGTCAACAAGGTGGTGGCCTGGGGCCAGCAGATGGTCTCCAACGCCTCGACAGCTGCGAGCAATATGCTCAGCAAGGTCGCAGGAACGCTCCAGCAGCTTCCTGGCAAGGTCTGGGAGTATCTGAGCCAGGCGGCCCAGAAGGTCGTCTCCTGGGGCTCTGATCTGGCCCAGAAGGGCGCCGCCGCAGCGTCTCAGCTGTTCAACTCCATCGTCAACGGCCTGGCAAGTCTGCCGAGCAAGATGGCGGAGATCGGCAGCAATATCATCAGCGGCATCTGGAACGGCATCAGCTCCGGCTGGAGCTGGCTGACGAATAAGGTCAGCAGCCTGGCCAGCAGCCTGCTGGACGCAGCGAAAGACGCCCTCGGCATTAACTCTCCGTCTAAAGAGTTCGCGGACGAGGTCGGCCGCTGGATCATGCCGGGCGTGGGCAAGGGACTGGACAAGTCTATGCCTGCGACACTGAAGGACATGGAAGCCAAGGCCAGCGAGCTCGTCAGCGCCATGCGGGCCGAGATGTCGGCGACCGCCGGCAAGCTTTCCGTCGGAGCCTCGCACGCAGCGGGGCTGAGGATGGCAGGCGCCGGCACCACCGTCTACTATGACAATCGCATGGAGCAGAGCAACACCTACAACGTGCCCGTGGCTACACCTTCCGAAGTGGCCAAGACACAGCGGGAGGCTCTGCGGAACATGGTCGGAGGTGTGAAATGACAGTAAATACATTAACCATAGAGCTGACCTGTAACGGCAAGACCCTCAAAATGGGACCGGGCGAGGACATCGACATCACTGCCGTGTCCGGCCTGGAGTCCTCCGAGGTCGAGATCAGCACATCAGACAACGCCCTGGTGGACGGGGCGTCCGTAGATGGCAAGAAGATCAAGCCAAGGCCCATCCACATCGAGGCCAGCTTTAGAAGCAACAAAAACAACCCGGAAAACCGGGCGAAAGTGATCAAGTTTTTCAATCCGAAGTACACCGGCAAGGCGCTCATCACCAACATGGGCGTCAGCCGCAACATCGAGTACGAGCTGGAGGGCTGGACCTTCGCGGCCATGAAAAACCTGGACAACAAGCTGAAGATCCTGGTGGATCTGATCTGTCCGGACCCGTATATGCTCAACGTGGACAACTTCGGCAAGAACATGGCGAACATCTCGCCGCTGTTCGCTTTCCCCTGGAGGATGCTCAGTAAAAGGATGGAGACGGGCAAGCTGGACTACAAGGCCGAAGCCCGTGGCCTCCTCCTGGGCGGCAGCACGATGGGCTATAGAACGCTGCACAAAGAGGTGGTGCTGAGCAATGACGGCGACGTTCCGACAGGCGTCCAGATCCAGTTCATCGCTACCAGGGGCGCCGTGGTCAACCCTAAGATCACAAACACCGGCACGGGCCAGTTCATGCGCGTGAATGTCACGATGCAGACCGGCGACGTGCTTCTCATCGACACCAACGACCGGCACCAGGTCATCACTCTGAACGGCGTCAACTATTACCAGCACATCGACCGCCGGAGTGAGCCCTTCAAGCTGGAAGTGGGCGACAACTATCTGGAGTACGACGCAGATGAGAACTACACCAACCTGGACGTCAATCTGTTCTACACTCCGAAGTATTTGGGGGTGTAGCGCATGAATTTGATCATCCTCGACCAGAACTTCGACACGCTGGGCGTCGTCAGCGTGTTCAATACACTCATCTGGGACCGCCGGTATTATGCCTCGGGCCTTTTTGAATTGCATACTCCCGCCGAGTTTTTCGAGCTGATGAACATCGGCCGCTATCTCTACCGGAACGACCGGAAGGACCTGGGCGTGATCCGAGAGGTCAACCTCGCCAGAGACGCCAAAGGCGCCCGGACAGCCTACTGCAAGGGCTACTTCTGCGAGGAGCTGCTGAACGACCGTGTGATCCATCCCCAGGTCAGTCTCTCCGGGACGCCGGAGAGCATCGGTCGGAAACTGGTGGACCGCTGCGTGATCAACCCGGCCGACACCAACCGCAGGATCCCACAGATACAGCTGGGGGCTCTGACAGGCGTCGGCACGAGCGTCACGGTCACGGCCACCGGCGACAAGCTGGGCGACAAGCTCTACGAGATCGAGAAGACCCAGGAGCTCAGCCATCGCCTGGTCTACGATTACCTGACCAACACCCTCAGCTTCGAAGTGTGGAAAGGCAAGGACAGAACGGATGACCAGACCGAGAACAGCTGGGCGATCTTCTCCGACAGCTTCTACAACGTAAAAAATGCCGTGTATGACCGGGACGAGTCCGACTGCAAGAACTACGCCTACGTCGCCGGCGAGGGCGAAGGCTCCGCCCGCGTCATTGTGGAGGTGGATCTCCGCCAGAGTGCGGACGAGGAACGCCGGGAGCTCTGGGTGGATGCTCGGGATCTCCAGAGCACCTACCAGGACGAGGACGGCAACGAGCAGACCTACACGGCCGCACAGTACCAGGCGCTGCTCTACCAGCGCGGTCTGGAAAAGCTGGCAGAGTACGAGAAAATCGAGACGGTCAACAGCGACGTGGATCCCAGCGCCAACCTGACCTACGGCGTGGACTTCGACCTGGGCGACCTCTGCACCTACCGCTACGCCGACGTCGGCATCGAGACCACCAAGCGGATCACTGAGATCCAGGAGGTCTACGAGGGCAGCAAGCAGACCCTCTCCGTTGTCTTCGGCAATGACCAGATGACCAGTATCACGAAAATCATCCAAAGGGAGGTATTTTAACATGGCCATGAGATACGGCTATTTTGACTCGGAGATCACCGGCGTGGACTCCGAGGGTATGCCTATTTTTGACAGAGCAGAGACGTCGGAACTGTTCCGCCTGCTCTTTTCCAAACTGTTGACCAATGGCGTGCTGGCCAAGCCTGCCGACTGCTTCAAAGTTCTGGCAGGCGACACGGGCCTCACTGTTAAGGTCCAGCCCGGCTTCGGCCTGATTAACGGCGCCTTCGCCTATGATCCCGCCGTCGCCACCTTCGAGCTGGCCGCAGCTCCTACGAGCTACAGCCGCATCGACCGCATCGTGCTGCGCTGCAACTACCTGGAGCGCCTCTGCGAGATCATCGTGAAGACCGGCGTGGCAGCAGCAACGCCGCAGGCTCCGGAACTCATCCAGCCCGTCAGCGGCGACTACTACGAGCTGGGCCTGGCTCTGGTAACGGTCAGCACCAACCAGACCGTCATCACCCAGAGCTCCATCAGCGACACGCGCCCCAACAGCGCGGTCTGCGGCTACATCACCCAGTTCATTGACAGCATTGACACTGAGACCTTCTACGACCAGTTCAATGCCTTCTATGCTGAGTTTGTGGCCAAGTCCAACGCCAGCTACTCCCAGTTCGAGCAGATGGCCAGGGCAGCCTATGACGGCTTCACGGCTGCCATCGACGAATACATCGAAGCGCTGGAGACCAAGGGCAACACAGACCTGACCGCCATCACGGAGGCCATGAAAGAGTTCCAGCGCACCAGCCAGAACGCTTTCAACGAGTGGTTTGCCACCGTGCAGGGCCTTCTGGATGAGGACGTCGCCGGCAGGCTCATCAACAAGACGAGCGAGCTGGACGAGCGTCTCGGCCTGATCGAGTACATGATCATCCACAACGATCTGTTCGCTCCGATCCTGGACGATGACGGCAACCCGATCCTGGACGACGATGGCAACGCGATCATCGGCGACTGGAAATATAAAACCGCATAAGGAGGAACATTATGCAGATTGACGTAACAAACGGCAAACGCTTCACAGAGTACGACGCGCTGGCTGCCGTAGCCAGCGGGGAGGACGTTCTCCTGGTACGACTCGCAGACGGCACAGGCGTCAAGAGGATCCCCCTCAGCGCGATCAAGGACTTCATCAACGGAGACCTCAGCACGCTGGAGACCGAGGACCAGACCAGCCTGATCGCCGCCATCAACGAAGTCCTCGGCCTGGCAGATACCAACGCCCAGGACATCACAAACCTGAAGGCGCTGACCACTATGCTCAGCAAGACCGGAGCATCCAGGGCCAACTCCTTCATCTACGAGCACGATCTCGGCACCAGCTTCACAGCTGAGCAGTCCGCCGACATTCGTGCAGGCACTTTCGAGAAGGTCCGCACCGGCGGCTACTGGACCATCAACGGCCGCAAATACTGGGCCGCCCATGCTGACTATCGTCTCCACTGCGGCGACACAGAGCTGACCACTCACCATATGCTGGTCATTCCTGACAGGTCCTTCTATAACGGCGTTATGAATGACACTAATGACACGACCGGCTCCTACTACGGCAGCAAGATGAAGACCTCCGGCCTGGCCGATGCTCTGGCCACCATCAAGGCGGACTTCGGCGCGGATCACATCCTGACTCACAGGATCCTCCTGCCCAACGCTGTCAGCAACGGCGCCAGCTCCGGCTGGGCATGGTACGACAGCCAGATCGACCTGATGAACGAGCACATGGTCTATGGCTCCTACGCATGGGGCGGCGGAGCGCAGAACGGCCACGACACCGGCATCGACAAGAGCCAGCTGGCTCTGTTCCAGGCACGCCCGGATCTGATCACGAACAGAGAAAACTGGTGGCTGAGAGACGTCCGGTCCGCGACGGATTTCTGCTATGTCAACGGCAACGGCCTTGCCGGCAGCTGGAGCGCCTCGAACTCCGTCGGCGTCCGCCCGGCTTTCCTGATCTATTGATCAAAAATCCCGGCCCCTTGTGGGCCGGGTAAATCTAATCAAGGAGATAAGATAGCGTGTCAGACATCCCTAAAAGTAAACGGGCCCATTCTAATCTGGAAGCGCACCACCAGGCTCTCGCAGTCCGTCGGATGATCTCCGTGGAGCTGCTCAGCAGCTTCGCCTACAGCGAGAAGAAGCTGGAGGCGGCCATTAAGAAGCAGACCGCGCACATCCAGGACCCGGAGCACAAGAAGGACGTCGCCGAGGCCATCCGCAGCCTGGAGAACGACTACGCCTGCTGGTTTATCAAAAGGCACCGCGACCGCGTGGACGATCTCGCCTGCGCCATCGCTCAGCACATCAGGGCGGCCAATACCATCTGGCCCTCCTACCGTGTCGAGTACCTGGACAGACGCGACGAGCTCAACCAGGCGCTGAAGTGCTGCAACCAGCTCCAGGACGAGCTCCAGTACATCGCCGAGGCGCTGCCGGCTGACAAAAACCGGTATATGAACATCGTGCTCGAAGTCGAGAAGCTGTTCAACATGGTAAAGAAGCTCCGGCAGTCCGACAACCGCTTCCTGAAGCACCTGAAAGATTAACACCCTATAGGGTGGCCTCTGTTTGTGCCGTCCAGTCCGCGACGAATTTCTGCAATGTCAACAACAACGGCAATGCCAACAACTGGAACGCCTCGAACTCCATCGGCGTCCGCCCGGATTTCACAACCGCACTACATTCTACGGGCAAGCTCCCGCGTGCGGCTATGGGAAAGGAGAGGCCATCCGTCCAGCGGGATCAGCTGGTAAATGCTAACCAGGACGCTCCCGGTTACGACCGATGGGGCTATCGCGTGGTTTTTATGAATGTATTTTATGATGCAAATTTAATATACGACGCCGGCACCAAGGCCATGAAAAGCAGCAAATTCAAACGCAGCACGCAGATGTTCGAGATGACGCAGCTCCTCACCACGGCCCACATCCGGCGCGATTTTATGGACGGAGAATACCGCCCAGACCCCGGGAACAAGTTCCCGATCAACGAGCGCGGGCATCAGCGCTTTATCACCAGCAACACCATGGTGGACAAGACCGTCAACCACCTCTTTTGTGACGAGGTCCTGACGCCGGCGATCAGCAAGTACCTGATCTACGACAACGGCGCCTCGCAGAAAGACAAGGGCGTGGCCTTCCACCGCCGGCGCTTCGAGGCTCACCTGCACCAGTATTACATGGAGCACGGATCCAACGAGGGTTACATCCTGCTGGTGGACTATTCTGGCTATTATGCCAACATCCCGCACGACAAGTGCATCGAGGTCCTCGACTACTTTCTGGAGCGCGAGGTCAAAGATCCGGAGACGCTGCTGATCTCTGAGATGCTGACGCGCCTGATCTTCAAGACCTTCGAGCAGGACGTCTCCCGCTTCTCCGACGAGGAGATCGCGGCCATGATGGCCGGCAAGGTCAACCCGATGCTCAACTGCGGCGTGGATCCGGAGCTGCTGACCGGCGAGAAGATGCTCAGGAAGGGCGTGGACATAGGCTCGCAGCCTTCCCAGAACATCGGCATCATCTACCCGTACCGGGTGGACAACTATGCCAAGATCGTCAGAGGCATCAAACACTACGCCCGCTACACCGACGACTTCTATGCGGTCTCAGACTCCAAGGAGTTCCTGGTGAGCGTGCTGGAAGGTTTCAGGAAGGAGGCGGCAGAGTATGGGCTGATCATCAACGAAAAGAAGACCCGGATCGTGAAGCTCTCCTCCCAGTTCAGACACCTGCAGGTGTGCTACTCACTGACGGAGTCCGGCCGCCTGATCCGGAAGATCCACCCGAAGAACATCACCCGGGAACGTCGGAAGCTGAAGGCGTACAAGCGCCTGCTGGACGCCGGCCGGATCGACTACCCAACCGCCGAGAACTCGTTCAAGTCCTGGCTGGGCAGTCACTACAAAATTATGTCACACGACCAAATCTACAACATGAGCAGCCTCTACTATGAGCTGTTCGGAAGGAGACCAAAATGGAAAAAAGGACATGGAAGATTACACTGGCTGATGGCACATCCCTCGACGGCCTCAACCTCAACGGGAACAACTTCATCAGCTCCACCGCTGTCACCGAGGACACCTTCGCCGGCAAACTCTCCAGCGTGACCATCGAGGGGCCCGACGGCACCGAGATCCACGAGGACATGAAGCTGGTGCAGATCACCAAGGTCAGCGCCAAGGCCTACTGGTTTATCCTGGCCGATAAGACGGCCGAGGAGAAGCAGAAGGAAGCAACCGACGCCAGAATGTCAGAAATGGAGCAGGCCATGAAGGCACTGCTCACAGGGGAGGTATAACACTATGAACATGACACAGACCGCACTCGAAATGCGTACCGCATTGCAGTATTTTGTGGCCAGCCTGGACGCTGAGACCCAGCTCGACCTGATACTGGAGATCCCTTCCGTCTATCCCGCCTACGCCGTGGGCAAGGCCTACAAGACGAAGGACGTCTTCTCCTACGGCATCAACGCCGTGGGCGATCCTCAGCTCTACCAGGTATTGCAGGATCACACCAGCGCCGCCGAGTGGACGCCTGACACTGCTGTCAGTCTCTACAAGGCCATCGGCATGACCGAGACCGGCTA